ACTGTGTGATTGCCTAGGATCAACACTTATGTTTTTATCCTTAGCCATAGTATCCTTAACAGCGTCTGCTCTACCTTGTTCATAAAAGTGTTTAGCTACAGCGTCCGCGTTCATAGCTGTATATAAAGATTTATGATAACCTTTAGCATCCTCCATCATATTATCTTTGTTCAAAAACTTTTTGACAAAATTGTTTATATCACTTTGTGTGCTTTTTACAGTATCCGCGTCTTTAACATTAAATCTAAATTTTTTATCTCCAACGTTGTAATCAAAACCTTTAAAGTTTTCGTTAAAAACTTGATCAGTTTTGTTTAAAAACGTAGAAGTTTGTTTTTCGTAGATTTGTTTGTTTGCCTCTGACTCCTTGTTGTATCTATTGAAAAAATCTACAGCTTTTTGTTGTTCTTGCGTAAGCTTTGAACCAGCTTTAATTTCTTCATAGTATTTAGACTTCTGCCCGTCTAAGTGGGCTCTAGCGCTGGCAACTTGCTCTTTTAACGCTAACTTTTTTCTTTTAATAGTTTTTTCTTCGTCGCTTTCCTCATCATAAGAAAACTCATCTTCCATAAGAAAATTTATTTCTTCGTTATTTAAATGAGGTTTTGTTTGTTTGTAGTATTCATATAAGACATCTTGATCATCTAATTTCTCAACATCTCTGTTTAATTTAACGTAATCTTCTAAATCACCACCAGTATCTTCCATAAAAGTTATTAACTTTTCTATATTCTCTGGTAAAGGTTTTCCAGTAGCTTCAGCTTCTTCTACAGCTTTAACAACTTCTTCTTCTAGTTGTTCTTTTTCTTTTTGCTCTTCTTCTGTTACCTCCTCAACAACGGGTGTTTCTTCATTTTGAACGGCTTGCTCTTTTTCTCCGGCAAGTTCTTCAACTGTTGCTTCGACGTTTTCTTCAGAAACTTTTTCGCTAGTTTCGGATCCGTCGCGAACAGGTATCTCATCTGTGCTTTGCTTTGTATCGGCATCTTCTTCTGTTTTTGGTGATTTACTTAAATCAACCTTTGTTATAGTTTCACCTATATCGTTAGGCTTCATTGTCATTTTTTTTAGTACCTTAGTAACATCCCCTTTTGTTTCGTTACTTTCAGGTTGTTTTGTAGTTTCTTCAACTACCTCTTTCGCAGTTGAGTCAACTGCCTCTTTTTTTGTTTTTGCCATAATAAAATAAAATTATATAATTAATTACCAATTTGCGGAGTAAACGCATCTAAACCTAATCCACTTCCTAATACATCATTACCTGCTGATTCAAATTTTTTAGGCGGTCCACCCGTCTTCCTTTGTTCTATAAGTTCACTAGCTTGTGAAGCTTGCATTCTTGTTCTTTCGTCTTTTCTGTCTTCTTTTTCTTCGTCACTTAAAACACCTTGTTGAGGCGCTTGTGCTTGTGCCATTTGTTGATTTAACTGAAACTCATGATCCATTAATCTCATTTTTGATTCAACCTCTACTTGTAAATGTTTTAATTTCATTTCAGCTTTAGCTGACTCAACTTGTATATCTGTTTGAGCTTTAGCTTGATTTTTTTGCATTTCAGCTTGAGCTGCTACTTGTTGTGCTTGCGCATTAGCATCAGCTTGAGCTTTCATGTTTTCTTGTTGCATCTGTTGATCTCTTTCTTGTTTCTTTCTTCTTTTTATTTTCAACAACTGGTTAGCTAGTTTTATGTTTTTAACTTCTCTTATATCAATAGCATCGTCTAAGTCTATTAACTGTTGAGACAGTGCTGTTTGTATATTGTTTTCTAATAATTGTTTTTGTTCTTCGTCTGGATCTAACTCTAAAAATATACCAAAGTCGTATAAGTGTAATTCTGACATCTCGCTTAAAGTAGCTACGTTATGCGAACCTATAGCTTGAACAAAAGCATCAGCTGTAGGTGAATACTCTAGTATATCAGATATTCTTAATGATAAAGCTTCAGCTACTTCAGCTGTTAAGAACATACACGAATTAAGTATATGTCTTGTCGCTACATTAGAGTTCATAGCCGCTAGCTTTTGTACACCTACTAAAGATTTAGGATCTGGCATACTAGCATCTCTAGCTTCATTTAAACCAGTTACATCTCTTATCATTTGTAGATAATAGTTGTAAGTTTGTATTAAGCTTTGTATTTTACCGCTGTTAGCTCCATTTTGTATTTGTTGAATAGGTACTTTACCAGGGTTTGGATCTCCATCTTGTGTCATTGATCTACCAATAACAGAACCTGTTTGGAAAAACATATTTAACGCTTCTTGTGGGTTATAGTTTGTTCCATTACCTAAATCTATTTCAGCTAAACCATCAGCATCTAAATAAACACCATCAGGTACCATACGTGACATTACCTGTTGTAGTTTTAAGTGAGTTAATTGTATCATGTCAGCAAAACCAGTTATTCTACTAACTATAGATTCTATCCTATTGTCATACATTCTTGGCGCAACTAAAGAGTAATTCATTTTCACTTTATTAAAGTCGCTTTTAGAACGCATCATATTTTCAGCTTTTTTCCATTTTAATAACTTGTCAGTTCCTAATATTAAAGCACCTTCAAAAACACACTCTACTGATCTTTGAAGTTTCATGTATTCACCTTCTTTATTTTCAGGTGGATTAAAGCTGTCATCTTTTTGTATTACTTTTTCTGCACCAGAACCAGTTTCTTTAACTTTGTAAACATCATTCATGTATGTCTTATAGTTAAAATACAAAACTTGTACTTTGTTTTCATCTCTAACTTCTTTTAACATGTACTTGCCTTTGTTTTGTCTAGCTGTTTTCTTTATAGTTTCTAGTTCTGCTTGTGTTAAATGTGGAAATTGTTTTACAAGCTCGTTTACAGGTATCGTTTTTATTTCACCAATATAATATATGTCATCAAAATAAGGAGACTCCGAGTGTGAGTAAACTATATTAGCAGGATCAACATAATCTATAGTAACACCTTCGCTGAAGTTGAAGCTGGTTTTTACACATCCTATACCTAACACAGTTAGATCGTATAATAATCTTCTTCTAATTAAGTCATAGTTGTTACCTTCCATTAACACAGTAATAGCTTGCTCTTCTGCTAACTCTACAGCTTGCTTGTAATTTAGCTGCATATGTAAAGATAATTCTTCTGGTGTGTCTGGTACTTCTTCTGGTGCGTTTTCGGTTAAATCAATACCAAACATTTGAGCAGCTTGATCATTAAACGCTTTAGCGTCCATGTCTCTCATTATAGATTCCATATAAGCTGTTCTTTTTTCTACACCATATTGATCTTGTGAATAAGCTTTAATATTAAAATCTCTACTAGCCATACCGTTTACAACTATATCTACAAACTTAGGTATAATTGGAACTGGTTTCCAGTCTAAATTTAAATAAGACAAATCACCTCCTATAGATAATTCATCTTTATATTTTTGTATCGATTGTTCTCCTCTAGCATACAATCTTAATCTGTGAAATTTAGAATAAGTATCAACGTATTTATTCTGTCCTAATCCATTAAACCACTCATGTTCTATAGCTTTAGCTATTTTAAGTCCATACTCTGAACTAATCTTTTCTAAATCGCTAACGACTTGAGAGGGAAAATTGTAATATACTGACTCAGCCATATTTTATTTTTTAATTAATCTAGATGTTACTCCTTTGTTATTGTATTTTGCAATACTTATGTTTAATTGCGTTTTTTCTATTTTTGGGTTAGGTTTATATAAATGTCTATTACAAGCCATTATAGCTAAACCAGAACTTATTGTTGCATCAAATTTAGTTCTTTTGTTTATATCAAACCTAGACCACTCATTTAATGTTTTGTTAAAGTACATGCTTCCGTATTTACCATCGCCTAAATGACCTACATAGTTTTGTATGTATGTTTCAATAGCAGCAGCGTGTGCTTGTTTTATATCTTCACTTGAGTTGGGTATACCGCCAACTTCTTTTTCAGCTGTAGATAATTTATTCCAAACCTTATCTGGTCTGTTCATACTAAAACCCCTGTATCCTCTTCTTCTTAAATAATATAATAATCGAGGTTTATTGT